TATTACCCCTAACTGGTAATAACTACTTTATATTATGGAGACATTATGCACGATTTGTATACAGGCGGGCTTGCCACATACGCCTTAAAAAGAGGTGGTTCAATACATCCGATTTGTGTGCCTACAGAAGTTCTGGGTAACGAATCTGGTATTATGAACCCCTCTATTTTTCTCCACAAGGGAAAAATTTTAGTTAATGTAAGACACGTTAACTACATTCTTTATCACTCAGAAGGTAAACAGTTTCCTCACCAGTGGGGTCCTTTGGTATATATTCATCCAGAAAACGACGTTACACTTAGAACTCACAACGTAATTGCTGAGCTTGATAGTAGTTTGAATTTAAAAAATGCCCAAAGAATCAACATGACTTTAGACTCAAAGCCGACATGGAACTTTATTGGGCTTGAAGATGCTAGATTATTTTCGTGGGACGATAAATTATTTTTGTGTGGTGTAAGACGCGATTGTTACGATGATAAGGGTAAAGGCCGCATGGAAATGTGCCATATTGATTTTATCAATAATGAGTGGCAAGAAATATCACGACACCCAATTCCGGCTCCTGGAGATGATAGTTCATATTGTGAAAAGAATTGGATGCCTATTTTAGACATGCCATACCACTTTGTTAAATGGACTAACCCAACTCAGGTGATTAAGTTTGATATTGAAGAAGGCACAACAGAAAACGCCATTTACGACCCGAATAAGTACGTTAATGCTGACAAAGATTTCAGAGGTGGATCGCAAGTTATTCGTATTAATGAAAACCAAAGAATGGCTTTTGTACATGAAACAAATCTTTTAAGAGATCCTTTTGGTCGCAAAGATGGTAATTATGCGCACCGAGTTATCATTTGGGATAATGATTGGAATATTATTCATAGATCTAGAGAGTTTCACTTTATGGGAACTTATTATGATCACGTAAAAGCACAAGATTATAACATTGAATTTGTAACGGGTGTTGCTATGCAAGGCAATGATATTCTGATTTCGTATGGATGGCAGGATAATGCATCATACGTGTTGCGTATGCCTTGGAATACATTTACAGAATTTTTGACTGGAGATTAGATTATGAAGTTTAAAAACATAAAAGTATTAAACGATGTTGTTTTAGACTATTCTAATCCATACAAAATGTTTAAACTTGCAAGAGAATACGATAAGCTTAAACAAGGCGCGGCGGCTTTCGGGTGGTATCTTAGAGCTGCAGATTTTGCAGATCCAAATGAAGATAAACTATTACAATATAAAGCTATTATTCTTGGTGCACACATTTTTGCTAGATCAGAAGCAAGAACACAAACCGTAAAAGGCTTGGTCAAAATGGCTATGACAACTATGCCAGAAAGACCAGAGGCTTACTACTTTGCTGCCATGTGGTCAATAGATCAAAATAACTTTCGCAACGCTTTAATGTATTCGCAGATGGGATTAGCTTGCGAAGAGTTTGATCTTATCGAAGAGTTTGATTATCCGGGCAGAGTTGGTTTAGAATATTGTTATGCTGTTTCTAAATGGAAATCTGATGGCCGCGATGATTCTAAAAATCTATTCTTTGATTTAAAACATAAAAACAAATTAAACACACCCCAGTGGATTATGGATAGCGTAAATGGCTGGATTAATAATGTTGGATATCCTAGTACGTTACCGTATACGAAAAAAGAACAATCTAAATACAGGTTTAGTTTTAATGGATTAGATACAATAGATAAAAACTATTCTCGGCATTTTCAAGATATGTTTGTGTTATCTTTAACTAACGGAAAGAAAAACGGTTCATTCATTGAAGTCGGTTCTGGACATCCTACGTTATTTAATAATACATACTTGCTCGAAGAAAAGTTTGATTGGAAAGGCCTATCAATTGATAAGTCAGAAAGAATGTGTTCTAAATTTAGCAGAGAACGAAAAACTAATATTGTCATGTCAGATGCCACACAAATAGACTTTAAACAATTATTTAAGCAAAACTGTATTGAGCAGCATGTAGACTTCTTGAGAATAAACAGTGATGATTCTTCATATATAGTATTAGAGAATATCCCATTTAACAAATATGAGTTTTCAATAATTCAGTTTCAGCATAATGCGTGTTGGTGGGGTAACGAATTACGAGATGCATCGCGCAAAAAGCTTCAAGAAATTGGTTACATTCTATTTGTGCCTGACGTTTCTATTAGCGAAAATCAACCATATGAAGATTGGTGGGTACATCCTGGATTCGCAAATTCTGAAATGAAATCCAATAAGCTTAATAATTTTGCTTGGGATTATATGATGAGGGAAAGAACATGAAAGCAGTAGTTGTTACAGGCGGATTTGATCCAATTCACTCTGGCCACATTGAATATTTTAAAGCAGCTAAAGAATTAGGTACTATTTTATTTGTTGGAGTAAACAGTGATGAATGGTTAACACGTAAAAAGGGTAGACCGTTTATGCCTGTTGAAGAGCGGATGGCTATTATCAAAGAAATTAGCTGTGTAGGACACGTTTTTGGGTTTGATGATTCTGACGATAGCGCTACGCAAGCAATTAATTATGTGAAAAAAAATATTCCGCACTTAACACCAATAGTGTTTGCAAATGGTGGAGATAGGACTAAAGATAATATCCCAGAAATGATTGCATGGGCTGGAGATCCTCACGTAGAGTTTGCTTTTGGTGTTGGCGGTGAGGATAAAAAGAACAGTTCTTCTTGGATTCTAAAGGAATGGGATAAACCAACTACACAAAGATTGTGGGGTAAGTATAGAGATTTAGATCAAAATGGTCATTGGAAAGTAAAAGAACTTTCTATTGATGTTGGTAAGTCTTTATCAGACCAACGACACTTCGTTCGTTCCGAACATTGGCATATCGTTGATGGTGAATTGGAAATGAATTTAGAGCACATCAACGGATATAAGACTTCAAAGATCTACAAGACCGGTGACAGCATTGATATTCCAGTTAATACATGGCACCATGCAACCAACGTTGGAGACCGACCGGTCAAAGTAATCGAAGTTTGGATGGGAGATGCTTTATCTGAAAATGATATTGAAAGAAGATAAACAATATTATTATTTTATAGTAGATAATACTATTATACCACGCCATTCTCAACTGTCAACCTTTTTTTTATAAATAATTAAAATAATACGAAACAAAGGAGAACGGGATGGCTTTTCAGTTATCAACTAACGCTAGAAATGGTACGCTCCAGTCCTTAGAGACTACTGTCGGCGCAAATCCAATTCTAACAATCGCTACAGGATCTGTACCAACTACTTGTCAGTCTGCTAATACTGGTAATATCGTTGCAACAATGGTTTTACCTTCTGACTGGTTGTCAACACCGAGCGGCGGTACTATTCAGTTATCAGGTAGCTGGCAAGACTTGTCTGCTGATGCTTCTGGTACAGCTGGCTATTTTAGAGTCCACCAAAATGACGGAACAGTATGTCACATGCAAGGTACTATTACAGCGTCAGGCGCTGGTGGAGACATGCAATTAGATAATACTAACATTGCCATTGGACAGCAGATTACAATTACTACGTTTACAATTACTGCTGGTGGCGCATAAAGGACTGTTTAAATGTCCGCTAATGGCGTATTTACATCTACAATAGACTTTGAGTTTTTTGGTGGCGGTTATTCAACCATTGAAGGACAGGCAAATTCATCGTTTGATTTATCGTTTACATCAAATGTATTCGTACCAATTGTTGCGACCATATCTCCACAGACAATAGATTTTAATCTTAGTGCAGGTATTGTGACGCCCACTGTCTACGGAGACTTTACTGGAAGCATTGACTTTGCTTTAGATGCTCGCATTGAGTTTGGTCGTCAAGGTTATGGTACATCAGCAAATAATGAAATAGATTTTTCTGCAACGGGCTCAGGCTATGTTACTGTAGAAGGCTTTGCTGCGCCTACTCTAGATTTTAGTATATCAGCTACCATGGCACAGTTTTCGTTAGCAGAAGCCACGGCAGCATTTGATTTTGCCGTAAATAGTTATGTTCAAAACTATACTCTTTTAAATAAATCTCGTGGTGGTAAAAACAGCTTTGAATTAACTCGTTTTTCGTCAAATGGTGTTAGAATAAAACAACTTCAAAATGGTGTAAAAGTTCGCAACCCTGGAACTAACCAGGTGGTAGTAAAGTGAACCAGCTATTTCTAATAAATAAAAGTAAAGCATTTGGAGAAAAAAATGGCGGAAAAATTTTATATAAAGCAAAATGATACTGCGCCAGCAATTGAAGTTGTTCTCATAGATTCTAACGGTAGAGCAAGGTCATTAACACAAGCTTCAACAATAAAGTTTAACATGTCAACAGATACTGGGAATAGTGTTGTTACTCTAGGTACTGGCGCTATTGTTAACTCTGATAGAGGTATAGTGTCATATACATGGCAAACCGGCGATACAGCAAACGCTGGAGTACATGATGCAGAATTTCAGGTTACTTATACTAATGGGCAAATTGAAACGTTTCCAAACGCTGGATATATTAAAGTAATCGTTAAAGAAGAGCTGGCATAAGGAGAAACCATATGGCACAGCCACAGTCAAGAGAAGAATTTAAAGACTATATTCGCAGAAAGATTGGTGAACCTGTTATTCAGGTTAACGTATCGGATGAACAAGTCGACGATCGTGTAGATGAGGCTGTTTCTTTTTGGAGAGATTACCACTATAATGGATCACAGTTAGTTTATCTTAAACACCAGATTACACAAGAAAATATTGATAATAAGTGGATTCCACTACCTCAAAACATTTTAGGCATCTCTAAAGTATTCGATTTTGATACTTCAATTTCTACTGGTACTGGGATGTTTAACGTTCAATACCAATTCGTCTTAAATAATATGACGGATTTAACTAGCTATAACTTGCAGCATTATTACATGACAATGCAACACATTGAGTTTATGCAAGAAATACTAGTTGGCAAAGCATTAGTGCGTTACAATAAACATGTTAATAAGCTATACATTGATGTAGATACAAAGACATGGACAGTTGGCAACTATATCATTGTAGAAGCATATGACGTTATTGATCCGGATGAATATGCTGATGTATGGTCAGATCGATGGCTACAAAACTACGCATCTGTCTTGGTAAGAGAGCAATGGGGTTTAAACTTAACTAAATTTACTAACATGCAACTAGTTGGCGGCGTGTCCTTTAATGGTGAACAAATTTTAGCTGAAGCTCGTCAAGAACGTCAGCAAATGGAAGAGGACGCTATTCGCTCCTTGCAACCACTTACTTATAACTTTATTGGATAAACCATGGCAACTAATGCATTTTTCAGAAACATTGATAATACATACGAACAAAATTTAATTGACGATTTAGTTATTGAGTCAATTCAGATTTATGGTTTAGATGTAAAGTTTGTTACGAGATTGCATACTAATGTTGACCGTATACTTAATGAAGATGATTTACCGGTGTTCGACAAATACTACGACTTTGAAGTCTATATTAAAAACGTAGATGGTTTTGAAGGCGAAGGTGATTTCCTGAGTAAATTTGGTTTGCAAATAAGAGATTCAATTACGTTTACAGTAGCAATAAGAACATTTGAGCGGTTTGTTACCCGCGAAGACGATACGAGAAAAAGACCACTCGAAGGTGAAATGATATTCTTACCCCTTAACGGTAAGATGTATAAGATTCAACACGTAGAACACGAGTCAATATTTTATCAATCCGGTTCTTTACAAGTTTATGACATGCGTTGTGAACTAGCTGAGTACTCTGGCGAAACATTTGATACGGGTTACTTTGAAATTGACAACTACTTTGCAGATATCGATACATCAGCAGATACAATTGACACTCTCGAGCAATTAGAAACAATTGACCCGCTTGCAAGAAATCTTGATTTTGAAGAAGAAGCCGACAACATTTTAGATTTCTCTGAAATGGATCCATTCAGCGAAAACATTTCAATACAGGACTCATAAAATGGCAATTGCGAATTATTTTTATAACCAAACTACTAGAAAATACGTAGCTTTATTTGGAACTTTGTTTAACCAGCTGACTATTCAAAGACAAGACAATAGCGGTGTAACTCAAAAAGATATGATTGTTCCATTATCTTATGCACCCTTTCAAAAAATCTTAGCAAGAGTACAAGCAGACCCTGATTTACTTAATAGTAAAAGACCTGCTATGACTCTTCCTAGAATGTCATTTGAAATGACTAATATTAATTACGATCCAGCTCGTAAACTTGGAACAACACAGAAAATTATCAAACGCGACAAAGCAGAATCAGACAATGCTCGCAATTTTGTTTACTCTCCTGTACCATATAATATTGATTTTTCGTTGTACATCATGACAAAATACGCAGAAGATGCTACTAAAATTATGGAGCAAATAATTCCATTCTTTACGCCTGACTGGACTGTTTCCGCAAAAATGATTGACGATGTAGATCCCTTTGATATTCCTGTTATTTTAAACAGTGTAACAACTGAAGATCTTTACGAAGGTGCATTTGACGAAAGACAATCAATTCTTTATACACTTAACTTTACATTAAAGGGATGGTATTTTGGTCCTGAAAAACAAAGAAAAGTTATTAAGTTTATTGATTTAGATATCTTTAATGGAACAGATAGTAACTCGCCATTTATAGAAGGTGTTGATATTCGCCCTGGGCTCAGCGCTAACGGAGAACCTATTACTGTAGATGGTAAAAATGCTATTGCAGTTGCCGATTTAACTAACGGATCTGTAAGCGGCATTCGCATAATTGACTCTGGTGAGCAATATAACGCAAATACTACAGTGACGATATCTGCCCCAGATACTGCAAACGCTTCATTGACGGCCACGTTGACCTCTAGTAGCGTCACTAGTATAGGTGTAGTGCAGGCGGGTGGTTATTTTAGTACACCACCTACAATTTCCTTAGGCCTTCCAGACGCCTCACCAGTAACGGCTACCGCGATAATTTCTACAAGCAATGGTGCTATTGACGACATTACGGTAACTGATCCGGGTAATTTTTACGATAGTCCGTCGTTTACTATTTCTCCGCCTCCAAGTAATTCTCCAGAGTTTAAATTTGGTGATGATGCACTAAACCACAGTGACTACGATGATGTAACTCAACTATATACTGCGACAGCTTTCTTTAACTCAAGTACTGGCTATAAAAAGCAGTTTTGGATTTATCCAACATCTTTCCCGGGCGGCAATCCTCTTTCAATCATGTTTGCACCATTTACAAAGGTGTTTTATGATGCAACTGACGGCGAGGTTAAATATCAGTATGGCGGAGCGCCGACATATAACTCTGGATTAAATTTGATACTGAATCAATGGAATCATGTAGAAGTGCAACACCTAGGTTCTGATGTGAGAATTAATTTGAACGGTCTGCGTGGCACTACACAATCCATTGGTGCTGGTAACGTTCTATTCCCTGGCCACACTATACGAGCAGGTGACGCGCAAGGTAACGAATCTGTGTTTGATGGAGCTAACCGCAGTTTCATTGGCTATCTAGACAACGTTCTAATGACACTAGAGCCGACAATGGTTGGTGCTGATGGATCTACATATACACCTCCTGTTGCCCCTCAGTCCGGCAGCCTGTTTACTCTAAACTTCGACAAAGACTTACCTTCTGCTACATTAGTAGTAACTGACGGTGAAGTTACTGCTATTAATGTAATATCTAGTGGAGCTGGTTACGGTAATACTACACCTACAATAACCATTGATCCTCCTGATGATATTCCAGCTAGCTTTGCGGCTACCGCTACGGCTAACCTTGTTGACGGTGGTATAAATAGTGTAAATATAACAAACCCTGGAAAATTTTATACAACAGCGCCAACAGTAAATGTATCACCTCCAACAGCTACTACCGCAACAGCCATTCCCGTGATTGCAAATAATGGAGATGTTCAATCTATTACAATAACGGATGCTGGGCTAGGATACAGATCCGTTCCGACTGTTTCTATTACACCACCTGATTTTGGATCTGTTGCTTATCAAGATATCGAATTTGACGATAATTGGGGCGTTATTAAAACTATAGTGAGTGAATAAATGAATGATGATAAAATAGCTCAAAACCTAGGCATGAGGCCTCTTGCTGAAGCTCGTGATGATGAGACAGAAAACTTACCAGCTGAAGTAATAGAACACCAAGTATCTACTGAAGTTGTAAGTACTGATGACGAAAATCTACAAGATTTAGCAAAGGTCAGGTCTAACATTGCACAGGTTATGGAAACAGGTCAAGACGCTATGAAAGAAATGCTTACAATTGCTAAGCAATCAGAACAACCAAGAGCGTTTGAAGTAGTTTCAACTTTAATGAAAACATTACTTGACGCAAATAAGGATTTTGCCGACATCTCTACAAAGAAAAAATTTGCTGAAGAAGAAATTAACGCACCAAAGGAAGCAGCACAGACTAACGTTACAAATAATAATCTTATTGTATCTACAGCTGATTTGCTTAAAATGTTGAAAGATCAAGATAATGGGTGAAGGCTATCTTGGCAATGTAAACTTAAAGAAAATTGGCGAAGAAATAGAATGGTCTCCTGAATTACTTAAGGAGTACGTAAAATGCGCAAACGATCCGATTTACTTTGCAAAACAATATATTAAAATTGTGCACGTTGACAGAGGATTAGTTCCTTTTGAGATGTATCCCTATCAAGAAAACATTACTCGTAAAATAACTGAAAATCGCCGTGTTGCTGTTTTGACTGCTCGCCAGTCTGGTAAAACCACTACTGCAACCGCCGTTATTCTTCACTATATTCTTTTTAACGAATTTAAAACCGTGGCTATTTTGGCCAACAAAGGTGATGCAGCACGAG